GAAATATTTCGTGGAAGATATTACCCACCACCTCCAGTAACAGCATTTCCAAATGCAAAACAATATGACCAGATTTATATGACAGGTCCTATTACAATTAATTCAACTTGTGCTCACCACTTCCAGCCAATCACGGGCAAATGTTATGTTGGTGTATTTCCGGGAGAGAAGGTGATAGGTCTTTCTAAGTTTAATCGTATGGTTGATTGGATTTCATCAAGACCACAGATACAAGAAGAAATGACTGAGCAGATAGCAGATATGATTGAAGAAGAAACAGAAGCCAAGGGAGTAGCTGTTGTTATTAAGGCAGAACATTTTTGTATGACAGCAAGAGGTGTTAAAGAACATGAAAGTGAAATGATGACTTCAGTTTTGCGTGGAATGTTTCTTAGAAATACAAGTATGAAAACAGAGTTCTTTTCCCTCCTTAATAATATGAAGGGGATGAGAGAATGAAAAAAGTTATAAGTTTATCAGGTGGATTGGATAGCACAGTAATGGCTTATTGGTTAGTTGATAAATATGGTGCAGAAAATGTATTGCCAGTTACATATTTTTATGGACAAAAGAACAGCATTGAAATTAAATCTGCACGACTAACTTGTGAAAAATTAAAAATACCATATAATTGTATTGATATAAGTTTTCTAGGAGATTTATGTAAGAACGTAAGCTCCCTATCAGGTACGTCTACTATGTCGGTTCCTGATGCAACTGATGTTCCAAAGCATACAATACCGAGTACATATATACCATATAGAAATTTGATTATGTTAAGTGTTTCTATGGCGTATGCAGAATCACATGGTGCAGATGAAGTTTATATTTCATCTCAGCTTACAGATATACATTGGGATTCACAATTAAGTTTTGTTGAGGCATTGAATGTAGTGTCGAGTTTAAATATTGACCAACCGATTATGGTTAAGGCACCTTTTGTTGGTTATAGTAAAGTTGATGAAATAAAAATTGGTATTAAATTAGGGGTTCTATTTGAAGATACATGGAGTTGTTATGATCCACAGACAGAATATCTTTTGAATCCTGAGAAACCATGTCAAGTTTGTACAGCTTGTGTTAAACGTAAAGAAGCATTTGAAAAAGCAGGTGTAATAGATACCGAAAGGAGTAGTGAATGATTGAAAATATAGAACAACGTACAGCAATTTATATCCCAGCTTATAGTGATGGTTTAACTAAACTGTTTTATAATAAGACAGATAAAGATATTGCAAATTATGAGTTGAGTGATTTTAAAGATAAAAAGTCTTTAAGAATTTATGGTGACGCTGATTCGTACTTTAAAAATCCTTGGATGTTAATTTCTGCAGGTGTCCAGTATGACAAGAAGGATGTAAGAAAAAAGATTGGTGCAGAGAAAGCAAAAGTATTTATTGATAGTGGTGGTTTTCAGTTGGCTATGGGAACTGTTAATGCAAACAAGTTTACAGATAAAGTAGCATTAGAGTGGTCAGAAAAAAATGGTGATATATTTCCGATTTTAGATCGGCCTGTTCGTAACTTGGGTCCCGATAAACCATTAAAAACATATGAGGAGTGTTTGGAAAAAACAATTGCTTCGGCTAAATATTATTACGAAAATAGAACCCGTAGTGATGCTTTGGTTTTAAATGTTTTGCAAGGGCAACAGAAAAAGAATATGGAAGAATGGTATAAACATGTTAAAGATTTTCAATTTGATGGATGGGGAATGGGTGGTACAGCAGGATTGTATGGGAAAATGTTGACAGGATTATTAGTTCTTTTGAATAATGGTGAGTTGGAAAAGGAAAAATGTAAAATAGTTCATATTTTTGGTGTAAGTTCTAATCTTGTTATGTTATATCTTAAATGGACTCAACGTGTTTTAAATGGAATGGGTATTGATGTTCAGCTTACATATGATTCTACTTACTGGAATAGGAGTACAGTATTTGGTGGTTTTTTTATGGGACCTAGATGGAGGCCTGAAGCAGGTATGGAACAAATTAAACTTACAAATAGACAGATAGTTCCTGATGATAATGTACCAAAAGACAAAGAAATTATTATAGATGGAATAAAGCATCGTGCTATACCACAGGATTATACAAATTTAGGTAGGAATTTTAAATTACCATGTGATTGTCCTGTTTGTTCTGATTTGGTTGATACTTATTCGTTCTTTAATAATTATGAAAAAGATAAACAACCTGCATTATATCCTACTGATCCTATTAAAGATGATGGTGAAACTAAACTTCAAATGCATAAGTTTAATGTGACAATGGCATTTCATAATTTATATCAACAAATGAGATACAATGATTTTCAAGATAGAGTTTTGGATGTAAACAAAAATACTTTGGGGGGTCCTCTTGATAGTTTATTAACAGAAATTTTTGGTGCTAAAGTTTTTAATAAGCTGGAGGTGATAAAACAGGTACTTGAGAATCCAAAAAATCCTATGAATTATGATACGCTATATGAGGATTTTAAACATCAACATTTAAAAGAAAAGACAGACACAGTTAATGCCCTAGATGTATAAATACTGGTGGAGGTAAAAATGGCAGAAGAAGAAGAAAAACCAAAAAAGAAGAAAGGTCTTGAATTTGAATTGGGACCTGAGGATAGTGCTTTGATTGTTCGTAGTGATGGCCATATTGAGTTGGTTAGTCGTGAACTGCAAGACAATGATGATGAAAGTAATTATCTTGGTGATTTGGAAGATTTAAATAAAACCTTTACTCTTGTTTTGGCCTTTGCGGCTGCTCTGGAAAATGAACAGCTGTATCAACACATCTTTCATAACTTGAATAATGTGTTACACAGACAATGGAAAAAATTACCTCCAGAAGAAAGGGCAAGAATAAAAGAAATACGCTTAGATCATTTACTTAATCGTGATGATCCCAAAGATAATGAGGGTAGTAAAGAGTGGATGAATAAGTGGAAAGATGAAATTGAAAAGGGCCGTCAGAATTTAGAAGATTATATGAATCGTGGTGATGAACCTTTCGGTCCTGAAAACAGACCTTTTGATGATATGGAAAGTAGACGAAGGCCAAAAAGAAAGAAAGTAAATCCACTTAATAAGTTGAAAGATATGAATTGGAATCCTAATGATAAAACATTGACAGCGAATAGAGTTGATGGCCCACATTCTCCTTTTAAAGGAAATTGGAATTTAGATTCACCACCTCCAGAGGATAATTAATGAACCCATTTCAGTATGCGAATGATTTGATGAACAAAAAGAATTATGATGGTGATTGTATTAGAGAGCGAAAAGATTACAAACAGTTTTTCATAAATCGTTCCTTATCCTATCAACCAGACTTGATACACTATGCTAATATGCTGAATGAATATCCAATGCTTGAGAAGAAAGCTCATTATGACTTCCTTCATCAAACAGTTGATAAAAAGAAAAGACCTTTTAGAGGTTGGATTAAAGCTAAGAAGTTGGATGATTTAGCAGTTATTAAAGAGTATTATAAGTATAGTAATAAGAAAGCATTAGAATGTTTGAGTATATTGTCTGAAAGTGATATACAGTATATGAAGGAAAAGTTGAATAAAGGTGGAAAATCTCCATAGTATAAATATTATACAATGAGTTTTTATTGAATTGAAAATAGGAGATGTTACAATGGAAGATGTTGCTAAATGGACAATAGATGATATGGTTGAAGTGACGTTGAAAGAAGATGATGACTTCCTCAAAGTTAAAGAAACCCTCACAAGAATTGGAATAGCATCAAGAAAAGAAAAGAAGTTATTTCAATCATGCCACATATTACACAAACAAGGTAAATATTACATAGTTCATTTCAAAGAATTGTTTGCACTTGACGGTAAGCCAACAAACCTTTCCGAGAATGATATTGAACGAAGAAACACAATTGCAAATCTTTTGCATGAGTGGGAATTGGTAAGTCTTGTTATCCCCGAAAAAGCACAACCAACTGTTCCAATACGACAGTTAAAGATTCTCCCTTTTGGTGAGAAAAATGAGTGGGACTTGCAAGCAAAGTATAGTATTGGGAATGTCGGAATTAAATCTGCAACAGATCACGAAGCTCGTGGTGCTACAGAGATTGATCCAAACGTATTTGAATAATGCTGGTGTAGCTCAGTAGTAGAGCAGTTCACTTGTAATGAACAGGTCGTGGGTGCAATCCCTACCATCAGCTCCAAGGAGATGTTATGAATATTAAATTAATAAAATTAACCACAACCGAAGAATTAATTGGTGAGTGGGATCAAGAAAAAAATTCTATTACTAATCCTGTTGTAATGGTTCCTATGTCAAAAGACAAAGTTGGTTTTCAACCATGGGTCCCGTTAGCTGAGGAAGATGAAGTATTTTTAAAAGAAGAACACATTATGGTAGTATTGACACCTGACTCAAAATTACAAAATGAATATAATAGGGTTTTTGGTTCGGGACTTATAATGCCAGAGGAAAGTGGATTAGTACACTAAGTAATTCCTTGTTTGTTTACCCTTTTTGTGAGATAATTATATTATGAAGTTTTACACCTATATTGGAATGATACGCAACAAGATATATGTACGAGAGTTCTCTGGTAATGAAGAACATTCATACGCAGAGAATTTTCAACCCACCATATTTGTACCAGCCCCTTCGGATAAATGTAATTATAAAACCTTAGATGGCCAGCAACTAGCCAGTCTTCAGTTTGATGATATAGCATCGTGTAGAGATCATATAAAACAATATAAAGGAGTTGCGGAGTATCCTATATATGGTAATCCTAATTATATAATTCAATATCTTTCTGAGAAGTATTCAACCAAGTTCCAATGGAACATGAACAAGATTAGAATCTATACAATAGATATTGAGGTATCAGCTGAAGATGGATTTCCAAATATCCAATCAGCTGCATCTGATGTTACAGCAATCACAGTTCATAATAGTTCAGCAAATGAATATCACGTTTGGGGAACAGGTGGTTATATTCCACACGATCAGACAAAGAAAATTTTCTATAATGAATGTGATGATGAAGATGATTTGTTAGAGAGATTTCTTCAATGGTGGGAAACTAATTATCCACATATTGTTACGGGTTGGAATTGTAAGTTCTTTGATATTCCCTATCTAGTTAATCGTATTAATTATCTTGGCAAGAAACCATCAAGACTATCTCCTGTTGGTATTTTGAATGATAGAAATGTTGTGATAGCTGGTAGAGAAAATCAGTTCTATACTATATTTGGTATTTCTACATTAGATTATATTGACTTGTATAAGAAGTTCACATACAAAGTTAGAGAATCATATCGTTTAGATTACATTGGTTCAGTAGAGCTTGGATTGAAAAAGGTTGAAGTTGAAGATGTACAGGGATATGATTTGTATAAAACAAATTACCAGAAGTTTATTGAGTATAATATTCGTGATGTTGAGATTGTAGAGAAGCTTGAGGAGAAGATGAAGTTGTTGGAGTTGGTTATCACTCTGGCATATGAATCCAAGATTAACTTTGAAGATGTATTTTCTCCTGTGAGGACATGGGATGCTATTATCTATAACTTCTTAAAGAAAAAGAACATTATTATTCCACGACCAGCAGAACAAGTTGAACGTAAAGATATTATTGGAGCTTATGTCAAAGAACCACAAACAGGATTACATAAATGGGTGGTAAGCTTTGATCTCAATTCTCTATATCCACATTTGATTCAACAGTATAATATAAGTCCCGAAACTTTATATGATGGAGTTGTGTGTGCTGATTCTAAAAATATTGGAGTGACAGGATTATTAGAACAGAAACTTGATACAGATTATCTTAAACAAAAAGATATTACACTTACACCAAATGGTCAGCATTTTACTTTAAAGAAAAAGGGATTTCTTCCAAAGTTAATGGAAGATATGTATAATGAACGAGTAGAGTTTAAGAAAAAAATGTTGCAGGAGCAACAGAAATTGGAGGATGGTAACTATACAAATAAACAAACAGTCGTTAATAACATATCAAGATGTAATAACATCCAAATGTCTAAAAAGATTTTGTTGAATAGTGCCTATGGTGCATTAGCTAATCAACATTTCCGTTATTATTCACTTGAAATGGCTGAAGGTATCACAACAGCAGGACAGCTTGCTATTCGTTGGATTGACAAAAGTATAAATACATATATTAATAAACTTCTCAATACTGAGGATGTTGATTATGTCGTTGCTTCAGATACGGATAGTATATATGTCACGTTTGACCGATTGGTTCATCAAGTGTTTAAGGACACAGATGATGCTAACAACACTACAAAGATTATCACCTTCTTGGATAAGATTAGTAAGGATAAAATTGAACCTTTTATTAATCGCAGTTATGAAGCTCTTCATTCGTATGTAAATTCATACGCACAAAAGATGCAGATGGGCCGTGAAGTTATTGCAGATAAGGGTATCTGGACAGCAAAGAAAAGATACATACTTAATGTTTATGATTCAGAAGGGGTAAAGTATAAAGAACCTAAACTCAAGATTATGGGCATTGAGAGTGTACGCAGTTCCACGCCCGAATGGTGCCGAGATAAAATTCAAGAGTTGATTAAGATTATTATTAATACTGATGAAGAAACGGTAATACAAAGTATTGCTGATTATCGTGAAGCATTTAATCATTTGTCTTTTGACCAGCTTGCATTCCCCAGATCAGTTCGTGGTATCGAAAAGTATTCTTCCACAAAAAGTATATATAGTAAAGGAACACCAATCCAAGTGAGAGGGGTTTTGCTATATAATCATTTGTTGAAACAACATAAACTTACCAAAAAATATCAATCAATTCGTGAAGGTGAGAAGATTAAGTTTGCATATTTAAAAGAACCAAATATATTACATGAGAATGTGATTTCTGTTTCTACTCATCTTCCAAAAGAATTTAGGTTGGAGAAGTATATAGATTATGATTTACAGTTTGATAAAGCCTTTCTTCAACCAATTAAAAATATATTAAATGTGATTGGTTGGCAAAGTGAAAAGCGAGGTAGTTTAGAATCTTTTTTTTAAGGAGTTTGTTATGTCAGTAAATAATATTGTTAAACATTTAATAAAGGTGACTGAAAATGATTTTGCAAGCGTTGTGTCAGCTGGTATTGTTGGAGATTGTTCTACTTTTGTTGATACAGGGTCATACAGTCTAAACGCACTATTGTCTGGTTCTCTATATGGTGGAGTGCCATCAAATAAGATAACGTGTTTAGCAGGCTCTGAGGCAGTTGGTAAAACATTCTTTGCATTAAGTATAGCTAAGAGTTATTTGGATAAAGATAAGAAGAATATTATCATTTACTTTGAGAGTGAAGGTGCATTGACATCTGATATGATTAAAGAGAGAGGATTAGACCCTGATAGGTTTATTGTATTTCCAGTTGCAACAGTAGAAGAATTTAAAACACAAGCAATCAAAATAATTGAGAATATGGATAAAGACTATCAAGTTATGATTTTTCTTGATTCACTTGGTAATTTATCTACACGAAAAGAGATGGAAGATTCGTCAAGTGGTTCTGATAAAAGAGATATGACAAGAGCTCCAGCTGTTCGTTCAGCATTCAGAACCCTTGCGTTGAAACTTGCAAAGGCAAATATTCCTCTGATTATTACAAACCACACTTATGATAAAATTGGAAGTTTGTTTCCAACGAAAGAAATTTCTGGTGGTGGTGGCATCAAGTATGCAGCTTCTGTTATTGTAACACTTGGTAAACGAAAAGTTAAAGATGGAACTAATGTCTTGGGAAATATTATCAAGATGAAACTAGTCAAGGGAAGACTGACTAAAGAAGAATCAATTACCGAAACTAAGTTGGATTATAAGACAGGTCTGGATAAGTATTATGGTTTGGTTGCACTTGCAGAAAAGTATGATATCTTCAAGAAAGTATCAACCAGATTTGAAACACCACAGGGTAAAGCATTTGAGAAAACTATTGTGAATGATCCTGAGAAATATTTTACCAAAGATGTTATGGAGAAACTTGAAGTAGCAGCTAAGAAAGAATTTTCATACGGGTCGGCTGAATGATTACGTTTCCAAGAGAGAAAGTAGCAGAAACAAATAGAACTTTCAAAGCATGGAAAACGTATCAGGCTATGTATTTACATTTTACTGGTTCTTATGATTACTTCAAGTATTATGGAAATGCCTCATGGGGTACTATTGCATCAATGGAGAAGTCCTTTGCTAAGTTTGAACATCAAACCGGGTTCTCCTGGCAACGTGGTTTCTTTACATCACTTGGTAAGAAATATGTTGTTGAGTTAGATTTGATATATTATTA